ATATATTCACCGCCATTAAATAATCACGGAAATAGTATGAAGGGTATTAAAACAATGAAAATGATATCTAAGATATTATTATAATGAATAATATAATAAAATATTTTATTTTATTTTATTCATTATATATATAAATGGAGAGAGGTTTAATGATGTTAGCCCATTCGCTGATAATTGGTGTTTTGCTTTATATTTTTATGATTTATATGTTGAAACAAAAACCAGCAATAGCCGAAAATAGAAGTATATTAATAGCCGCCTTTATATTAGCTTATATGATATTATTTGGACATGGTTTACCTACAAAAATAAATAAAAATATATTTTAATTGTTATTCGTTGATAATGTATACTTTTAAATCATCATAATATTAATGATACTTGTTTTATTAATATTAATAATACTAATAATTTCATATAAAAATTCCAAATGTATTAATCATACTATTTCTACCATGTTTAATTTTGATTTTAATAATTTTAAAAATAATCTATTGAAATTAATTATGAATAATTCAAAAGATGTCAAAAAATTAATATATCCAAACCATATTGCATTTATAATGGATGGAAATGGACGATGGGCTAATCAACAAGGAAAAGAAAGATCATTCGGTCATTTAAATGGCGCAAACAATTTAGATGAAATATTTTATGACTGTTTTTTTAATGGGTCAAAATATTTAACCTTTTATGTATTCTCCGAACAAAATTGGAAACGTTCTTCAAAAGAGGTGAAAACTATTTTTAATGTTATTTACGGTAAATTAAAACTATATGCTGAACATGCTTTAAAATATAGAATAATTGTACAAGGCCGTCTGGACCGTGTTCCTAAAAAATTAAAAAAACTATTATTGTATTTACAGGAAGAAACCAAACATTATGAAAAAACAATTATATTATGTTTAGATTATTCGGGGAGAAGTGAAATCATAAATGCTTGTAAAAATATTATTGATAAAAAAATAGAACCAACCATGGATAATTTTAATCAAAACTTATATTTAAAAGGTATTCCAGATCCCGACTTAATTATACGAACAAGCGGCGAAAAAAGAATTAGTGATTTTCTATTATGGCAATTAAGCTATTCTGAATTTTATTTTACTGATGTATATTGGCCTGATTTTGGATTAAAGGAATTAAAAAAGGCAATTCTGGAGTTTAATACTCGTCAGCGGCGGTATGGCGGGGGTTAATATATACATCATAATTATATATACATCATAATTATAATGATTTAAAAATTTAATTGATAACTTTATACATAACTTTATACAATTAAATGACAACAATAACACCATATTTCACATTACACCCTGAAATAACCGACAAACTAAATTTTTTTATAAAAACCAGAAAAATACCGAATATTATTTTTCATGGACCAAGTGGAAGCGGTAAACGCACAATTGTATATAAATTTATTGAAGATATTTATAAGAACGACAAGGAATTAATTAAAAAATATGTAATGAATGTAAATTGTGCGCACGGTAAGGGTATTAAATTTGTGCGCGAGGAATTAAAATTTTTTGCAAAAACACATGTGAATACGAAAGAATCTGGAAATTTCAAAACAATTGTATTATCAAATGCAGATGAACTTACAATTGACGCCCAATCTGCATTGCGTCGTTGTATAGAGTTATTTAGTCATACAACGCGTTTTTTTATTATAGTTCAAGACAAATATAAATTATTAAAACCAATATTATCTCGATTATGTGAAATATTTATAGATCACCCTACGATTGATAATAATAAAATAAATTTACACAAACATAACATTGAATTAAATTTTAATGTTAAATCTGTAAATTTAGAAAAAAAAATGTTTAAATATTTTGATACAGTTTTAAAACAATTTCCCCTACATATCGATAATACAGAAACAGATAATACAGAAATAAATAAAAATACCTTATGTAATTATGATAAAATAATGGAAATAGCTAATAAATTATATGAAAAAGGTTATAGCGGTTTAGACCTTATGAAATACATTGAACAAAATAAATTTATAAATGAAATTAAGAAATATCAATTGTTGCTCGTTTTTAATAAAATTAAAAAAGAATTTAGAAATGAAAAATTATTTATGTTTTTTATTCTCAATTTTATGTTCCGTTCTGATTATGATTTAGAAAATATATCATTTATATAAAATGGATGATTTTTCTGTTACCAGTTTAAGCGAATCCAAGAATGAATGGTGTGCTCGGTTATTAAATATTTTGACACCAACAATAACACAAGGATTAAAATCTATTTTTGACGAAGCGTGGAAATTATGCAATGACAATAAGGAAACCGATAAATATTTAATGACCTTTCAAAATTTTCTTACAAGAGTACCAAAATGGAATCAAACAATCATTGATAATGAAAAAAATAGAATCATGGAAACATCCAGTTGTACTTATTTAGAAGAATTGATTACATGTGTTCATGTGATTCAATTGAAAGCGCTTACTTGTGTTCGTGTTGGAAGCAAACAAAAGAAAATAGATATAGACGTTCCTTCTGTAAGTGATTTTATTCATAAAATTTACATTCATGTTTCCAGAAAAATGTATACAAACATTTATTTATTTGAAAAAAATATAGCACCACTACAAACACAAAAGAATAATCGCGAAATTGAACTCATCATTAAAGAATGTATATTAAATTCGATACGCGATAGTGTTCCTGTCGAAAATATTTTAAGGGCATATATGGATGAAACCGAAGAACAAGATGTGGAAGTAAATGAAGTAGAAGAACCGTTACCTGACGAAATTATACCTGAAAAAATAACCAAAACAGATGAAAATGACTCACCTGAAAATAATGATAAGAGCAGTGATGGCATGAAGGATAGCGAAAAAAACGATGAGAATGATAATAAAAGTATAACAAAAGAACAAATTGAGGAATATAAAGAAACAACTGATTTTACTAATTCAAAATTGTCATTTTCTGACAATGATACACATGTTGATACAGAAGGGTCTGAATCTGTTGTTAATGTACCAAAGGATGAAGATAATTTAGAAATAATGAGTAAGGCGCGTGATTTAGCAGAAATGAGTTTTGAAGATGAAGACGAAGATGAAAGTGAGAGATTAAATATAGGCGATCATGTTAAACTAGATATCGTTGATATCAATGACCTTAATAAACCCACGGTTGATTTAAGTCCGCCGCCTATTTTAGAATTTGAAGTTTTAACTTAAGCCAAAAATGAGTGAAACTGAATAATTAATATAAAATTGCGTTTATCGCTTTATACATTAATTAATACATAATAATATATGGAAAAATATATTATTCAATCAGGCATTATTGCCTTTATATATTTATTAATGAAATTTTTAGAAATGCGAATTTCTAAGAAAGAATCAAAACCAATGAAGGAGCTTATGCGTGACACAATTATTGTTTATTTAAGTGCAATGGTTGGGTTGTATATTATTAGTGAATTTATGAATACGAAAACTGTTACAAAAACGGTAACAAATGTTTTCACCGATGCGCCTGGGTTTTAAATGTTCAAATGTGTAAGAACTTATTATAAGTCATATTAAGTAATATATGAAATTTGAAAAAAATTGAATTGCTTTTCATATATTATTACTTATTAACCCTAACATATAACGATTTAACACCTTATCGTTATTCATTCCGACAATAGAATACATTATAAAAACTATTTGTCAAAATGCAGCGTAATGTATCTCAATCCCTTTCATTGATGATTCCGCGTGTCTTTCCGCAGTATGTCGACGAACAGAAGATTATTGATATTTTCCACAAACAACAGCTTGGGCGAGTATACAAGGTAAGTATTATTCGGATGCCCGACAGCAAAAAACGCGCCTACCCCATTTACCAAGCATTTGTTTATTTCAGTGCTTGGTATGATAATGATATTGCGTACAATTTTCAGCAACGCATTTTCGGGCCCAATGCGCAAGCACGCATTGTTTATGACGACCCGTGGTATTGGGTTGCGTTTGAAAATACCAAAAAACGATTGAGCAACAATGACAAGCGCATGATTCGTTTGGGTTATCAAGCATACTTGTCCGAACAAGTTATTCGTGACCAAAATGACCGTATTCAGACGCTCGAGAATTACTGTAAGATAGAAACAACTTTCAACGAAGAATGGCGCTACGCCCAAAAAAATAATGAATCCGATGCAGCGAACAGTATTCTCGGCGATGAGTTGGAGTTAACCGATACCGCAATTGGCGTGGCCGAATCTGTCTTATGTGACTATGATTATCACTATAATGTGCGCAATGGCAATGAAAATTATTTTGCTATGCCGCCACCTCATCAGTACAATGGCACGACAGTTAATGCAAACGATTTTGTAGAAAGTCGATTATATGGGTGGATGAATTAATTGCGGCTGAGAAGATCGACGGGACGGGGACGGGGATATATGATGTGAGTGGGAAAAGACGATGATTATATTAACTATATATAGTCATCGAAACAAATGAATAAATTATAAGAAGAAAAATAAGGTTCTATTTTAGAACTTTTTTTACATATAGCATGGGTAATCATCTACGTCCATCACCTTTTTATTATTTTTCTTAATCTCTTTTTTTGATGTAATAAATCTATCAAAATAAGGATTACTTAACACAGAAGCAGGTATATGGTTGTTTACTGTACGAGCAATCATTTTATAAAGTTTAAAGTCAGGATATCGTTCATCTCCATTTTTTTTATATAAAATATTACGCCCTTTATCATCTTTCACCCAATCTAATATAATCTGTCCGATTTTTGTTATAGGTTCATCGACCAAATAATCGTATAAAGCACACCCAAGACGACATAAATCAAAACTAAAATTCGGGTCTAATCGCGGTTTCTTATCGTTGAAATATGGTTCACAGTTGTATTGTGTTGCAGCATCGCCTGTCGGATGATAACTATCACTACATAAGGTTTTACCGCGAAATTTATAAATTGCCCTACCAAAATCAATTATTTTAAATAATTTTCCAAAAGTAGGCACTTTATAATAGACATGATTGAATTTATAGTAGAGGAATTTTTTATCAGTTTCAACATACATAATATTATTTGTATGTAAATCGTTATGTGTTAATCCAAATACTTTTTGAAATGTAATCAGACTAAATAAAATTTGCATGACGATTGAATCCCATTGTTCGGTACTTATATCGCCATTAATCATAAGATCATCCAGTGTTGATTCACATTGTTCCAATGCAATAACTTGAACGGGAAATTTTTTTATTTTGGCAATTAGTGTTTCTTCCTCATCCGAATCTGATTTTGTATCTGATCCATCAACACTTTCCCATTCTTGGTCATTTATATCATTATTATTATCGTCATCGTCATCGTCATCGTCATCGTCATCGTCATCGTCATCGTCATCGTCATCATTTTCACTAGTTCCTTCCAAAAATTCACCATCGCCTGCAGAGGTATTAGATGTCCGCGATGAACAAGAACAAGA